ATTGCTCTCAACTCAGAATTAATGGTTCCGGGTTATGTAAATACATCCGCTCTAAGTGGAACTTTAAGACCCGTAAATTTAGTACATACCTACTCAGGGGGATCAGATGGTGGAGCTATAATAAGCACAGATTATACGGGAGATTCAGCGGGATCAACCGGATTTTATTCATTCGATGATATAGATGATTGCTTATCCATTTCTGCACCTGCCATGTCCACTACAGCTATACATACAGCTGGAACAGCTTATGTAGAAGGAAGGAAAGACATGGTATATTATGCACATTTAGCCTCACTTACAGCTAATGGTTTAGCTACTGAAAGGGCAGCATTAAATATTGATTCTGCCTATGTAGCTTTTTTTGCTGGGGGATTACGTATAATTAGTTCTATTTCGGGTTCTGAAATTAATATCTCTGAGTTAGGGGATATAATAGGAATTTCTGGTAGAGTAGATGCTGATCCTCAATATGGTCCCTGGTGGTCTATCGCTGGAGATAATCGGGGAAAAATAAATAATGCCCTGGGTGTAGTATCTAATTTTGGTTCTGCTGGGAAATTCAATGATTTAAACTTATTAGCCAATCGACAAATCAATGTAGTTTTGGTTGAAAATGGGAAAATAAAATTATCTGGTAACTTTACAGCCCAACTTAAACAGACCAGATTATCATACCTTAGCATAAGAAAATTATTAATCACAATTAAAAAGGATTTAAAACCCACTCTTAAAGCTTTTATCGAAGAACCCAATGATCCTTTAACTTGGAAAGCTATTTTTAGAGCAGTAAAACCTTACCTAGATGATTTAGCTAGTGAAGAAAAAAGAGCTCTACATTCTTACCGATGGGAAGGAGATCAGAATGTATCTAAAGCTGATGATGTGGTAATTAATAAAAAATCTGATATTGACCAAGGAAAATATAAAGCTAAATTATTCACCAAGGAAATAGTTTCTTTACAGGACATTGAAGTAAACATTATTTTAACACCATCCTCAGTTGAGTTTGAAGAAGTTCAGCAAAATTCTTAAATCTAAAAAATGGCAAAAGTAGCTAATCCCCGAAAACAATTCCAATTCTCTATCCAGATACCTGGGTTATATCCCCTATTGGTTCAAAAGGTTACTCTACCAAGTCCTGAACTTGATGTAGTAGAACATGGGGATGGTAATCGTAAAATTAAAACCGCTGGTTTACTTAGCTATGATAACCTGGTAGTTGAGAAACTATCTACCGCTAATGGTCCAGATAATTGGATTTGGGATTGGATCAGACAAATACAAAATGAATACACAGGAGGGGGAGTTACCCCGGGTATTTATAAGAAGGTAGTCCAGGTATTTCAACATGGTAATGATGGTATATCTATCATTAATAGTTGGACTTATGAGGGAGTTTGGCCTCATAAAGTAAATGGTATAGAATTAAACCGTTTACAATCGGATAATATAATTGAGAGTATTGAGTTTTGTGTAGATGGACAATTACATATCTAACACTTAACTGGTATAAAAATACTAAAGGGCTTATATTTAAATAATATAATGCCCTTTTTTAGTATTATGACTATACTATTAAAAATAACCTATGCAAACTAAAGAATTAAATCCTTTTGAAACTTCATCCAATACCCTCACAGTATTTATGCCAAGTGGGTTTACTGTTGAAATAAGAGAACAGAATGGTGAGGATGATGATATATTATCTAAATACGGAGATGCTATTGATGGTAGTGCTCTTCATAATTTTTTAGCGGGAATTATAGTTAATAACTCTCTACAACCTGGTACACCGACACAAGCCAGTGATGTTTTACAATGGAAAGTAAAAGATAAATATTACCTATTACTTAAATCCCGAATGTTTTCTTTGGGTAAAGATTATTATTTTAAACACACTTTTCAAGATGGTAATACTGTTGAATTTGAAGAAGACCTTTCAATGTATGATTGGGATTTAAGTAACCCAAAAAATCCTTTACCTAAAGAAGGAGATAAGAATTACTTTAAATATCGTATTACTCCCTATATTAATGGTTTAGAAAAGCATAGAATTATTACTCTTTCTAGTAATAAAAAAGTAAGATATGAATATCTTACTGGTATAGGAGAGAAGATTATGCTAGGAATTAATGAAACTGACCTTTCCAAGAATGATGAATTAAGAATACGTAACCTATCTTTAGAGGTTAATGGCTCATTTCAAATAATCCAACAATTTAAAGCTTTTTCCACAAGAGACATGGCTGAGATTAGAAGGGATATGGAATTAAATGATACTGAATTTAAACTTCAAGTAGAACTTAAAAATCCAAAAAATGGGGTACTTGAAATTCAGAGCTTGGCTAGTTTAGGAAGTTTTTTCTTCCCAACGATCCGCAAGATAGATTAACGGGACAAAACATAAGAGGCCAAATAGCTTATATGTCTTTCACGGGATTACATTTTACTAAAACAGAATTTATGAAAATGTCCCTAAGTGAACGTAGAACATACCTTCACTTATGTGATGCACATAATAATAACATTAAGAATCCCCCAACAACATGATAGGATTAGGTTCAAGTAGTTTAGGTATAGGTATAGCAGTCCACTTACGAAATCAATTTTCGGGACCTTCCCGAGATGTAAATAGAAGTATGCATGGTTTATCTGCTAATGCAAATAAAATGATGCGATCTAACCTAACTGCTGTAAGAAACCTAAGTGTGGGGATGGCTGGAGCTGGTTACATATTAACCCGATCTTTATTTAAAGCAGTGGGTAGATCCATGGATTTTAATAAACAGTTAAAGTTTATTCAAACAATCTCAGAGGCTTCTGGTAATGACATTACTAAATTAAAAGATAATGTTCTGGATCTTTCAGATGCTTATGGTTTTGCTGCCAAGGATATAACCACTGCTGCTAAAGATATAATAAAAGGTGGGGCAAGTTTAAGTGCTACCAAACTTGCGTTAAAGCCTGTAGCTAATATGGCTATCATTGCAGATATGCCCATGGCTAATTCCGCTGAGATGTTAATAAATGTAATGTCCAACTTTCAACTTGGAGCAGATAAATTTAAACATGCTTCAAATGTAATGGCATTAGCAGCTAACTCTTCTACTGTTGATATTAAGGATTTATTTGAGGCTGTAAAATATGCTGGACCAGAATTAAAGAACTTAAATATACCCCTGGCTGAATCCATGGCTTTATTAGCAACAGCTGGACAAGCGGGTTTAAAGGGTTCTATTGGTGGTACATCTGTTGGTAATATGCTTAGGTATTTAGCTAAAGCAGGGTCTGAATTAACGGGGACTAAAAAACAAAGAAAAGCCCTTGCTGCTATAGGTATGGGTCCAGAGGATATAGTAGATAGTAATGGTAACCTTAAGGATTTATTAGGTTTACTTGATACCATTAAAGCTAAAACAGCTGGATTAGGAACTGCACAGAAAGTAAGTATACTGGAAGCAATATTTGGAGTACGTGGAGTAAGGGGAATTATGCCTTTACTTAATATGCTTGATAATGCTAAGATGGGTAAATCTTTGAAAGCTTTAAGTAAAGAGCTAGCAAACGTAAAAGATAATTACGGGGATGTAATGGCTGGAAAGATTAATGATAATCTAGCGGGTGATGTTAGTAAACTTACCGAATCCTGGAAGAATCTCCAGTTAAGTATCACGGGAGATAAAGAGGGATTTTTTAGGGTATTTGTTAAGGGGTTAACAAAGGTTGTAAACCTTACCCGAAAATTTTCTGAAACAGGATTCGGTAAGTTTATATTTGGAACTGCTATGATATTAGGTCCTGTAATGCTAGCTATGGGGGGATTGGGATTAGCTTTATCAACTATAGGTTTAGGTTTAACTACCACCACAGCTAGTTTTGCAGGGATGGCTACAGCAGCTAAATGGGCTTTCATGAAAATGATAGGTTATGCTGGTGCTTATAATACTGTTAGTGGTATGGGTGGAGCTGGAGTAAGTTTGAATAAGGGGTTAGGTAGATATACTGCAACATCTCGGGGAGGTAAGATGATATCGGGAGCTTTAGGTAAAAGGTATATGTCCCGATTTGGAGCTTCTGGATTAACCGGGATATTACCCAGACTAACAGGCATGTTTAGTTCCATGGTTCCAATGTTGGGTAGATTACTTTCGGGATTTGTTAGATTTATACCCATTATAGGTGTAATTGTAACTATTGGATCTTTATTATTTGATTTTAAAGATATGGTTAGTGGGGTATTAACTGTATTGGGAGAATTAATATTGGGTATAAAATACTTTATTGATTTAATGACCCCCGGGGTAAATGCTGGATTAAATCATAAGACCAGTCGAAATAAAATGTACCAAAAACTTTGGGGTACAACTCCCGAAGAGGAAAAACTATATAAGGATTCTTTCAATAAAACTGCTTATCAACCCAATATGGATCAAGGTATGAGGGATAAAATGAGTAGTAATATGTCAAGATATAAAGCACACGTGGTAACCAATGTTCATATTGATGGCCAAAGGATACAACAGAGTTTAAGTGAAGTAGAAGTTAGGGAATTATTAAGTGGTACTCCAATAAAATAATATGGCTGAGGATTACGTAAAAAGGGAAATGTATTTAGTAGATCTTAATGGGTCTAATAATGAAGGGGATATAGATTATAAATACCTTAAAATACAATTTGTACCCGAAGAAATAGAGATAGATCCGGGATCAAGCTGGGTTCCCATTGCTTCC